ATAGATAGCAAAATCAAGAGCCTCTTCGTATGCGTGCTGCATCCATTCACGCTCTGATAAATTCGCATTATCTACTGTCGTGCCATACTTCATTCGTCCCATCTTTTCACGTGAGATAAGGTCAGTTATTACTTCTTTGTAGACATCACTTTGGCAGTTGTCGAAATCGTGTGTTATATTCATTTTTCTATATTATTTCGGTAGTAATTATTTGTTGCATTTACAATTATTTCTAATTCACGAAAATTGCAATCTTGCACCTCTTTATTATTTCCTGCAATCATTCCTTGACAATAAGCTTCAGTAATTTCATTTTTATATTGCCTTCTGGCATCTTCTAAATCTCTATTAAAATGCACTAAATATGCCTTGCCAAAATCATAGTAATGATCTTTCATTGACTTTCTAAATTGGTCAATTAGTTTTTCTATTGAGTTCATTGCTCTATTATTTTTTTTAAGTTTGGTGTAAAATAGTTTTCTCCTTTCATCACCTTTCCATCTTCACGATAAATGGGTTTATTGAACCTATCCAGTTTGCTCATATTACTTGCGTGGACTTCGTCAAACATCGCTTCAAGTTTGTCATCAATTCCAAGATGGATAGCATATCCAAAAAGTAAATATATTTGATCTATAATAGCATCAGATAACTCAATGAGGTCATCAGCGTTTTTCATCTCATCTAATTCTTCTTGAATTAATCTTTCGTGCAACATACAATCTTGCATTGTCTTGCATCCATCCATAGGTAGATTAAATCTTTGGCGAAATTCTCGCACTTGTTCTATTTGTTTCTTCATCTTAATACTCTTTTTAATACGCTAAATTTAGACTTAAATTCCTCTTTGGTAAACTTGCCTATTGAATAGTCAAAGAACCAACCTTCGCCATCTTTTGACCATTTGAAGTAGTTGCAAATTCTGCAACACTTAACTCTTTTATGGTCACTTGGCCTTTGATATTTCATCTTGTCCTTTGAGAAAAAGAACAAAGGGAATTTGCGGTTACAACTAAAGCACTTCTTCATTTCCAAATGTTTCTTTGTAGTATTGTTCAGATTGTTTAAGCATATCATCATTTGGTTTTAATAGTGTAATTATTGACCCATCATAATGAGCCTCTTCAATCTCCTCTTTGTGCATTGCTTTGGCTTTTGGTATTAGTTCTTTATACCATTTATCCAGTTCCGATTCAGGTGCAAATTCAATTTGTTTACTAAACTCATTTAGAAACCAATCAATACTACTTTGCTTATTCATTTACCACCTCCACTTTTTCAGATTCCTGTTTTGCGTTCTGAATCAATTTAGTCAATTCGGGCAGCATCCAGTAACCATAGGTTGCCATTTCATAAGTGAAGTCATCCAACTGCCGAGTAATATCAGGTAGTATCGCACCATCCACATTCCAAAGTTCCGTTATTGTCTTGCCGTGTTCACGTTGGATGGACTCATTGAGTCGCTTCATCAGCATTTTAGTTTGATGGTTGTAAAACCATTTGACGGTCTCACATTCATCCGCTGCATACAATGAAGCCTGCAACCACATTAGTAAGTTAAGCACCTTTAACTTTTCGTGGTCGTCTTGTGTAATTTTGTTTTTCATAACTCGTCATTGATTTGTTTAGAGATTAGTTGTAGTGCATACTTTGCACCTTCCATAAATGCGAAATAAGCAGAGCCACTCATATCGTCTTCGTTCCCAAAAGATGCATAGCTTTCGGCTTGCATCTTGATTAGTTTGTTTAGTTCCATAATTGTGTTTTTTAGTTGGTTACAAATATAAATAAATTTCTACGCAAAAGCATATTTCCCGAAATTCTTTTTTAATTCATAGAATGCCCTCATCATAATGGCATCCGCAAAGTCGGGAGAAATGCCGTGCCTTTTTTTCAAATCTTCTTTATTAGTCACTCTCAATTTGCCATCACTATCCAACTTTTCCCTGCGTATCATCTCCAATTCTTTAACGATTGTGTCCTTGTGTGTGGATTCAAATGTTATCAGGTTGTTGGTAATGAGTTCGCCTAACTTAAAATAGCAATCACTTTTGAGATTCATATAGTTATCTCGCACCGATTTTGATCCGTTAAGAAATCCCTTGCATTTAAGATAGTCAACTGCACCACCACCAATGCCATCCTCATCGCATAGGACATTGGATAGCTTTACACCGTGCGATTTCACAAGTTGATTGATGGTATCCACAACTTCGTTAATTGGTTTGTGTTTAAGGACAACAAATGTTTCAGCGTGTAAGCCATTCCACACCACAATCACAGTTCTATCGTCACCCATTCGAGCGATGTCCGCAGTTATGAATTTGTCAGCTGATGAATTGGCAGGTGTGCGAAAGCATCTTAACAAATCATCGTATTCATACAATCGGTCTTTCGTTTCATCGTAGTCCCAATCCCCCTCCAAAAGTCTTTTGCGGTCTACTTCAGGAAGTAATAAAAGCGATTCTAAATAGACTGGAGATACGTGTGGGTTATCCGTTGGCAAAGCTTGGATAAATTCACGGTCTGACCTAATTAGTCCGCTACGTTTAGCGTCAAAGAACTCACGATACAACCATCCTTTGTGAGGGTTGCAGGTCAATAGTCCTTTGGGTTTATCATTAATTAGCTTGTATCTGACACGTGAAGCTAATATATTAACGCATTTTTCACTCACCTCCCCTGCCTCGTCTACAAAATAATCCGTTAATTCAATCGATCCAAAACGCTGGAACTCAGTATCTGATGGCATATCTGCTAAGTCCATCAATATAGTCTGACTTCCATTGTACCAATTGATAACGTGGTCTTGTCCGTTGTAATTGAAATGTTTTCCTGCAATCAAATTGTGATAAGCGCAAAGTTCAAAAAAAGTTTGCATTGTACTTAATCGCAACTTCTTAAGTTCTGCACGGCCAATCAATCCCCTTGTACCTGGGTACTTTAATCTTCTTTTTATTTGCCAATCGCAACCGAGAAATGACTTTCCTCCACCAACACCTCCGCCATATAAAACCTGCTTGATGTCGCTATCTATTGCCAATGCGTTGAGAGCTGCAATTTGCTTTTCGTGGAATTCGATTTTCATTAGAATAAAGTTAGTTGGTTGTCATCATTTGGCAATTCATCAGATAGCATTCGCAGGATGGCATCGTATTTACAATGGTCATTATTATTACCAATCAAATAAAGCAATCGGTTAACACTTGCGTTGTATGCCTCATCTTCGGTAGCATAACCACTCGAATGGTCAAGCACTGGTTCAGCCCATCCTTGATTTTGTCCTGTGAAACTTAACCCATACACCCAACGGTTATTCCTATTCTTTGCCCATCGTACTTGCGCAGTAAATTTGCGACTGCATTTGAAGGTCATTAGCTTTTCATTTTGGCAGACTCCGTGCTCATTCCAATCAAATACACGTTCACCTCTTTCGATGAATTCTTCCTGATCAAAATCTTCTTCCATCATAACACCTCCTTTGCTTTATTCTGCAAAATATGACTGTCCATTATATCAGCATACACGAGCCTCGAAAGTTCAGCCTGATAATCTTCTTTGATTCTATCTTTTGAAAGCTTATCAAGTCGCTTAAATTTGTAATCACTCATCTGATTTGCATCAAGTGTCTTTTTGTATGCCATAAATTGCCAGCGTTTCCACTCGTCATCACTCCAAGTGGCATCCGTGTATGCGCCAAGTTCGTACAACTTGCGTAGCTTCATCGGTGCAAGCATCAACACATAGTCACGTTTGTTTTCTTTCCACAATTGGATATCATCAGTAAACATTTTGAGCCAATCAACTGGAGTGGATTCATCAATGGAAGGTGCGGGGATAGATAGCTTTTGTTTCTTTTTGTCAATAGCCAAATTCATCTTCATTTTGTATTCGCTATACTGCTTCAAAATATCAGAAAGGAAAGCAACCGACATTAGTCCAAAGCATTCAACACGTGGCCAATCCTGCCCAACTGCATTGAGTTGAAAAGCTAATGCCAGTTCACCTATTGTAACGTATCTATAATGGCCTTGAATCACTCCATAAAGAAGATTTGTTTCCTCATCTGAAGGTAAGGTCTTGATTCCGTATAGAACGATTCCATAACTCAAAGTCTGCTTAAAGATTGAGAGCGTGCAATCGCCAAGATTGATTTGTTCCTGCGCCTTAAGATATGCCTTCTCATTATGCGTCAAGCCATTGCTGTAAGCTTGTCCGTTGTATTCTACCAATTGTGTCATTGTGTTGATTTTTAGTTACAAATTTAGTTAAGTCCCAAGCTGACCTCATCGCAGCTTTCCAATCTTTCATCTTATTCTTTCCGTACTTCCAACCAGTGTTGGTGTAATGGGATATGAAGACATCAGCGAAATTAAGTGCATCTTCTGAAGTTGCGTGAGGCATCTTTTCAAGGAAGTGGTCTGCGACTTCCTCAAGTGATGGCACAATGAAATGAGATTCTTTCGATTTTGTTTGTTGTTTCAACTGGCTCTCCAATTGGCTGACTCTCTCTTCGAGTAATGCTATTTTTAAGGACAAAGATTGGTTGTTGTTTTCCATTTAGTTGTTGTTTTAGTTCGGTGCAATTATACCCATATTTCTCGAATCTATCAAAACATTCTTCAGCAACTGACCTATAAGCAGGATCAATAGCGTACAACTCAACAAATTTACGAGCGTTAGATATAGCGGATGCGTGATCAAGATTAAACATTGAGCCTATGTATTGCCAAGTGTGGTTGGTTGCGAAATAATACAACCCTATGTAGTAACTTCTCGCGTCAGCAATTGGTCGAGTGCGTATCTTTTGCTTTAACTTTTCAAATGGAATGCCCAATACTTCAACACAAATTTCATCAAGCACCTCTGTAACAGTTCTGAATTCACCTGCATTTTTTATCAACTCATCTAAATTTTCGAGTAGTTCAGAGTGTTCAGGATGGTCTAATAAATCTTTAAGGTTGGTCAAATGCATTGCGCTTGTCACCTTCAAATTGTCAATGACTTTCATTAAATCTTTATTCATTGCAGTAAATTGAAGGTTCGTGTTCATTTTCATTTTCAGCAACTGCCAATTCTATCAATTCGCATTTGTCCACGTTGATAAGCTTCGATAGCTTTTCGATGTGATGTATTGACATTGTTAGCGGATAGCTTTCGTACTTGCGCCCAGTTGGCCAAGTCACTTCCATTGCTCTTGCAAATTCTTGCGTATTAGCAAAGTGTGTTTTGATTAGTGTTCTAAATTTCATATTTTAAATTTTTCCAGTGAATAATACTTTGAAGCGTTGGATAATTCCAAGCGTTGCTTTTCTGCGAGATACTACCTTCTTTGGTTCAATAGCAACTACTTTCTTTGGCTCAATCTTAACTTTGGTTTTAGTAAACAAAGTTGGTTGAGATGGATGGTTTTTCTTTTTATAATATGCAGATTGTAATTTTTGGTAATTTAAAAATCTATCATCGTGAATTCTTTCCATACCTCTCCAATAACCATCTTTTTTCCAAAGGATTCCTGCTTGTGCCATAAATAAGCAAGATTGTTTACCCATCCTATGTACACAAGCTGCATCATTCAAACTTGTATATTTTTTTGAATTTAAATCTTTGCATAGTGCAGATATTCTTTCTTTTGTGATTCTTTTACGTTGCATATTTCTTTTCTTAAGTAAGTAAATAATTCTTTCGGGTCATCAAAAGTGATAACCCCCCTTAAAAAGGGAGGTCATCAGCATTAGATAATTTCGCATCCATTATAGCGTCTTTGTACGGATTGTCGCCAGTGGTAAGGTACACTTCAAAAGCTTGAGCCGTAGCGCAAATTATTCCGATTTGTTTCTCCATTGGTTCACCTTCACCTTTGTGGAGATCAACGGCTGCCTTCAAAGCTACTGCACGTGCGATGTCTGCTTTATCTTCAGGACTTTTGCCATAAGATTTGGGAGCAGCACCTGCACCCCACGCTGGTTTGGCATCGGCTAAAAACTTGATGTTCCAAAACTTTCCTTTCTGCGTGTACTCGTAATTTCTTTCGTCACCAACTTTGTAAGGTGGTGTCTGTGATTTGGACAATGTACCTCCAACATCTCCGTTTTCCATTTCTACTTCAAACTTGAAGTATTCGTTCCAGGTGCCATCAGCTTGGATGGACTTGATTTTTGATGTTTTCATCTTGTTTTGTTTATTAATAATTGATTGATATTCTTTTTCTAAATCCGTTTCAAAGTCGATATGCATCATAACTCCTTTGTAAGCCACTGTGATTAGTCTACCTTGACTGAATTCGTATTCCTCTCTTTTGCGTTGGCGATATGAAAGTGGTTTACCAGTTGCGAACTCATCCCAATATTGCCATTGGTCAGTCATCGTTTGTAGGTTTTTTCTTTGAGCAAAGCTTCCATCCGTTCAAATGGTTTGCGAGGT